TTACAAAGAGCAAGACTTAGAGTTTTGTAAAGATGCACGAGAGGCTTTATTCTTTGGGTACACGGTAGTTTATTCGAGTTGGTACTAGGGTTTAGCAATTTACAACATAGAGGTTAATTATGAATATATTCTATTTACACGAATCGCCCACAACGGCAGCAGAGTATATGTGCGATAAGCATGTAGTAAAGATGATACTTGAATCAGCACAGTTACTGTGTACTGCACATCATGTATGCCCTAGTGATGCAGAGCGACCAGAGAAGTTCTACAAGAGTACTCATGTCAATCATCCTTGCTCGGTATGGGTTCGTGCTTGTGTGGGTAACTATAGCTGGCTACGTGACCACGCCTACGCCCTGCTGGACGAGTATACACACAGGTATGGCAAGAAGCACGCCAGCACTCCAGTCATTGACTGGTGTGGATCAAACAATCCTGACATACCGAGTGGTAAGTTTACAGACGTAGCACAATGTATGCCAGAAGAATACAAGGCAAACGACCCAGTAATTGCTTATCGTGATTACTACAACAAAGCTAAGTCACATTTACATAGCTGGAAAAACAGACAGGTTCCAGATTGGATTAGCGATGAATGACAAAAATGAAGCATTATCAATAACCCGTAAGAAGAAAATTAAAAAAACCCATATTTTCCCTTGACAATATTGTGGCAGTGTGCTATAATACTATAGAAGAAAACCCAAGTTTTTGGAGTATACACTAATGAGTTGGCAAAACATTCACAATGATTCGGTTGTAGTTGATCTACATAACCACGCTGTACTGAAGAAGTTCCTGTTAGATAGGGACTTAACAGGAGGTAAGACTAAGTATTTATCGACTCTTTTTAAAAGAGCGTTTTGGCCTTTTAGTGAGCGAAGCACGTTTCCGCTTATCGAGAAGGGTGGCGTTGACATTATGCTCTCTACTTGCTATATCCCAGAACGAGAGTGGCTGGAAGATCAGTCACTCATAAGACTTGCTCTAGCGTTATCTCCATCAACAAAAAAACGGGTCTTTGACCCCTTTTACTACGACGCAACAATTTCCATGATGGATGCTATGGAAAAAGAAGTAGACCTCTACAATAAAAAAAACCTAGATCAAGACGTTAAGACGATAGAGTTTGTCAAAAACCCAGCCGAGTTAGAAGTGTCTCTTGAAAATGGGCATATCTCCATGATACACTCGGTTGAGGGTGGTCACAGCCTACAGGGGCTTGAGTGCGAAACCTCGTCAGACATGAAGGTTATGGATGAAGAAGTTTTGCAAAACTTAGAGAATTTGGCAGACAGAGGAGTTGCCTATCTAACACTTGCACATTTCTACCCTAACAAGATAGCACACCCAGTATTTCCCTACCCGAACTATGGAATCAAAAAAAGCAATTGGAAAAGTCTAATGGCTGGCTGGGACATGAATGTTGGACTATCCAAACTAGGCAAATCTGTAGTGGAGAGAATGTGCGAGCTAGGCATACTAATTGATATAGCTCACTGCACACCAAAAGCTAGGTCTGAGATTTACGAGATAGTTGGAGAAAGAAAAAACCGTGTACTCTCCAGTCACACTGGATGTTTTGAAATAAACCGTGACCCATACAACCTAGAGGACTGGGAGCTTAAATGGATAGCTGACAACGGAGGTGTTGCCGGAATTATATTCATGAACTACTGGTTAAGCCCTACAGATACCCCTTTGGGTATGAGATACATAGAACAAACCATAAGTCACATGAGAGATGTCGCAGGAGTCGATGTGATCGGTATAGGAACAGACTATGATGGATTTACAGACCCTCCAGACGAAATGGTTGACATATCGGAACTACCAAGACTAACAAGATATTTAGCCTCGTTGAGAAGATATAGCGACGATGAGATTACAAAGATTCTTGGAGGAAATTCCGTAAGGCTACTAACGAACGGCTGGAAACAATAATTATTATATTAGAGATAGGAGTTTAAGATGGGAATGTTAAAATGGGTGTCGGATTTTTGGAATGGCGAGCAAGATGAAGTAGCTCCTGTTGACGAAACCTCAGAAGAAAAAACAAAAAGAGAGCAGCGAGCAGAAAGCCGAGAAGTAAAAAGACAAGAAAAAGCCGATAAAGCCAAAGAAAAGCGAGACTTCCGAATCGAAAAGATCAAAGCTGTCACAGCTAAGGCTCTTGCGGTAGGCGTTAAGAGAAAATGGCTCGTTTTTATGATAGTAGCGGCAATCGCCGCATACCTTATTATATTCAAGGGAGGGATCGCAGGAGTGTTTTAAAAATATAACATACAAATTAGAAGTAACTTAATTTTAATATCAAGAAGGAGAATTACAGATGGTTAATAAACTTAAAGACATGGCTAAATCTAGAAGATTTTGGGTAGCAGTTGCTGGCCTCGTAGTGGTTTTTGCTGACTCACTACTCGGTGAAGGAACGGTTAATCCTCAGACAGTGACCAGTGTCACCCTAATGGCCGCTGCATGGATTGTTGGTGACTCGCTCAGAGTAACGAAGTAAAAGTACTGATGACTCGGTTGGTTAGAGCAATGGACTGCTTTAATTACCGCAGGTTATTTATTTTTTAAGTTCATGTGAAAAGGAAATAATAATGTCAGTTGAAAATGATTCTATTGAAATATATAGTGTAGGAACAGAGGTGGAACTAACAGAGGGTGTCAATGCAAAAATCATTACAATAGCTATCCATGAAAACAATTCAGTACAGTATGAATGTGCGTGGTGGTCTGGAGAAAGTAGAGCAAAAGATTGGTTCACAGCCAGCGACTTCCTCAGTATTGGAGAGAAAGATTCTGTTACAAAGATCGGATTTATAAGGTCTAAAGATGAATAAAACACCAGAGACAATAGTTGTATATAAACACTTAATAAAGGTGGTGTTTGGGTTAGGGGTTTTGGTTGGACTTTTCCTAGGAACCGTCATCGTAAAGGTTTGGATATAAAAACAAAGAGATGATTAATTATCTATTTGATGTTGATGGAACACTCACATCCGCCAGAACTGTAATAGACAAAGACTTTAAAAAGTTCTTTGGGAATTGGATCACCAAGATAAGAGGACAGGGCGATGCGGTTTTTTTAGTAACAGGTTCGGATAAGCTCAAGACCGTTGAACAAGTAGGACTTGACATATATAGATGTGTGAATGGAGTTTACCAAAACTGTGGAAATCAACTTTTTATTAGAAATCATTTAACTAAGGAGTCAAAGTGGAAAATGGGTTCACACCTACATCTAGACTTATTAGTTATAGCAGATGAAAGTATATGTGCTAAAAAAGTGACAGGTGTTAATTTGGAGGAGCGTATTGGAATGGTAAACTTCTCTACATTAGGCAAAGATGCGACCACAAGCCAGCGTGAAAAGTATTATGAATGGGATAAAATCAGCGGGGAAAGAAAAAGGATTACGGAACTTCTTTCACTGAGATACCCAAAACTAGAATTTGTCGTCGGTGGGAAAGTTAGTATAGATATATTTCCAAAGGGAAAAGATAAGAGCCAAATACTAAAGGACATGACGGGGAAGACAATATTTTTTGGCGATATGTGTAGCAAGGGCGGAAATGACTATTCAATAGCAATGAAGTCTGATATATACCACCAAGTCAAAGGTTGGAAAGATACTAGGTTTGTTATTAATAGCTATTACGGATAAGAAATATGTGCATTAGAGAGCAGATACAAGAACACTACGATGAATCACTACTTTTTGCAGATGAATTTGACGACTGCATAATTGGAGTTACGGACGACTTCGGGACTATAAGGGTGATATACTGTATTGAAAAGATGGTAGAAACCTTAATGGACGACTCTACAACTTGGCAAGAAGCAATGGAATACCTTGAGTTCAACACGCTGCACACTTGGGTTGGACGGAACACACCTATTTATATGGAGAAAAGAGAATGTTTTACGACCTAAAATCTGCTTATCAAAGCATGGTAAAGAAGGCGACCTACATCGTCGATGACAACGGAATACATATAACTTTCCCTCAGCATTTATTTGATAGGTTTGAACAGGAATTTAATTTGTCCTTCCTCGACGAAGAAGATGACATTCATTTCAAGCTGTGGCAAGAGGAGGACTAGTACAATTAAATCAAATACAAGAGGTGACTCAGGACTGTCCGACAGTGGTTTTCAAAGATCACAGAGATTTTTTCTAAAAAAACACACGGACTCCCTTGACAAACTAGAAAAAGATGCTATAATAGATAGTATGAAACGTAGGTACGAAAAAGGGGCTAGACCCCAAAGAAGAGAAAATACAATCTGGCAAACAATTAAAGGATGGCTCAATGTCAAGTAGATTTGATAATAGAAGCGTAAGTGCTTTCAAAAAACAGATTAAGTTCAGCACCATGTTAGAGAAATACTTTTTTAACAAATGGTTAGACGTTGTTAAAAATACGAACTCTATCAAAGTGTCATCTTGGGGGGACAACGGATGTGGAAACGACGGAGAGTTTATAGCCAAAGGAAACACGGCAGGTGCTGATTATAAAGTTACCGGATCATTTAGCTCTCCCCTCATTTATCCAGACACCGTTTCGTTTGAGGATCACCCCCTTGAGGTTAAGTGGGTTCCTACGTCTGGCAAGTTTACTCTAAAAGAAGGCGACCTAAAAGCCTATATCAAAGAGGGTGCGAGCATACTGTTCATTTACAACTCTGTCAACTGTGGAACAAACCTTAGACTACCCAAAGAAGATTACGATCTAGCAGAACACATCAAAAAGATAGAATCAAAAGAGGGTCAAATCAAATGGGGCATAATGTGGTCTACCAACGTAGAGAATTTCTATAAAAACGCTAAAGATAATAACCTTATTAAGCCGATACACTATATGGGTGGCAAACAAGGGGTAGTCTTACAACAAAGAGATTTTGACAAATGGTTTACACAGGAGGAATGGAAACATGCGACAAATGCAACTTAGTTGCTGTGGGACTATAGTAGAGGGCAAAGTTCCTTTTCAGTGCAGAAAGTGTGGCAGTACAACGTTCCATCAGCACGAAGTAGACAAGGAGGATCGAGTCATAGCCCCAAGTTTCTATGATGCCTTATCAACACAGTGTCACTCTGGAGACAAGTCCAGTGAAAATCGACCTTGGGGATCATTTAGAGTTTTGCTTGACGAAGAGGGTTATAAGGCAAAGAGAATTGTCGTAAACCCGCAGCAGAGATTAAGCCTGCAATGCCACAGATACAGAAGAGAGGTTTGGCACATACTTTCTGGCTGTGGTATGATGCAGGTCGGCAACAAGGTCTGGGAAGTCTTTGAGGGATGTCAAGTAGACATTAATGAGTACGAAGTTCATAGAGTGACTAACGAGTCGGAAGAGCCGTTGATTATTTTAGAACTGCAAACCGGAGTTTGTCAGGAAGACGACATCATTAGAATTGAAGATGATTATGGGAGGATAGAATGAGAATAGGAATCATATCTGGGTATTTCAATCCATTACATACAGGACATCTTGATTATATAGAAGCGGCAAAGAAACACTGCAATTTACTATATGCCATCGTAAATAGTGATTTTCAGGTAACGCTTAAGGGCAGTACCCCTTTTATGAATCAGAAAGACAGACTCCGCATCGTTGAGGCTCTACGAGATGTAGATCGTGTGAGGATTGCCGAAGACGAAGACGGAACAGTTGTTAAGACTATACAGTCAATATATGAATGGAACGACTGCGATCCATTTGTAGACTCTGTTACATTTATGAATGGAGGCGATAGGGTTATGGGGAATACGCCAGAAGAGAAATACTGTTATGAACAAGGTATACTCACTTTGTATAATATTGGTGGCGGTAAGACCGAGTCCTCCAGCACGTTACTAGAAAATGTAAGGGATGTTTAATGTACGAATACAAAGCAACAGTGGATAGAGTGGTTGATGGTGACACCGTTGACTTTATTGTAGACTTAGGCTTTAGTGTCCAAATGAAGATACGTGGTAGGCTTGCGGGTGTTGACACACCAGAACGAGGACACTCAGATTTTAGGTTAGCAAGCAAGAAGTGTAGAGAGTTACTCGATAAAGCGACAGGTAGTTTTCCTTATGAGGGAAAGATAATAATCAAAACAAACAAGACGGGTAAATACGGACGCTGGATTGTGGAGATTCAGGGTGTAACCGACGAGTTGGCCAGAATATGGCCTTATGAGAGATAAAATCAAACTAGAACTAAAAATAGGAGAATGAATATGAATAAGAAGAGATCAATTAATTACCTTCAGAAAAAAGCAGAGTCTGACAAAGAAGCGGCACTGCTCGCCTTCGAGCTATTGTTAGAAAGACCTGTGGGCATCGGAGATCACTCTACTGGAGACTTTACGTCCAATCTAGATGAAGCCTTAAACAGTCTAGTTGACGCTAACGATAGATTAGAGACAATAGACTTATTAAAGGGGTTATACGAGATCTAAGATGTCAAAAGACTTTAACTTTTCAGATGACGAAAAATGGATCTTTGCAGTAGTGATGGTCACTTATGACATTGTAAGAGATTCTATGGGTGTAGAACCCGTGGGTATGTACTCCTCTTTAAAAAAAGCCCTGAAATATGCGGCAGAGTTAGAGGTTCACGCTACTAAAACGATTCTACACCAAGAGGAACGAGCGTTTGATGTTTTTGAGTTCCGGCTGGACGAAGAACCGCCCATGCTTGAATTGTTCAAAAAAAGAAAACTTCGGTTAGAAGAAGAAGAAGAGCAGAGTATAATAAAGCTAATGAAAAGCGGAGTATTAGACCAGCTAATTGGAGAAGACGGAAACTTTTATTACGTACTAACAGAGAAGGGCGAGCAAAAGATAAAAGACATGAAGCTCCCTAAGCATATCTATAAACTATTTAAGAAAAAAGATGAATAAGTGTAAAGAATGTTCGAGAGAGATACAGCTAGGTAGCACCTACAAGTGTAGAATTTGCAGAATGTCCTATTGTGAAGACTGTTCTTTGACCCACTTCGGACTCTATGAAGACGGTAAAGGCGAAGTCAAATACAAAAACATATTTAAGACCATGTTCTGGCTAGTGAGAAAAACAGTTATAGGGAGATGATCTTGAAATCAGCAGAAAACAAACTCTATGAAGTAATCCAGAATATTAAAAAGCCCACAGGTTGGGATAACTCCTTTTTTTTGAGTGCCGCACTATGGTCTATTAGAAGTCATGACACTCAGACGAAGTGCGGGGCAGTTATCGTAAAAGACAAGAGAATAATATCCACTGGTTACAACGGTTTTGTTTCAGGGATAGACGATTCGGCTTTGCCTACAGTCAGACCTGAAAAATATTCGTACATGATTCATGCAGAAGCCAACGCTGTCTACAACGCAGCTAAGAGTGGTGTGACAACGCTTGGATCAACATGCTACGTCACAGCTATGCCCTGTTTGAATTGCGTGCAAATGCTTTATCAGTGTGGTATAAAAGAAGTCTATTTCTCCGACATATCCTCACCCAAAGGAGAGATTTTCAGTGAAAGATATAATAAGATACTGGGACTTCTGGGTGATAAATTAAATATGTTTTTTATACCCAAGCTTTATCTGGATCAAGACACGCTAATGTGTGTGCTAAAAAGTTTGGAAAAATAACAGAAACCGTTTGACATTTAGCGTTCCGTTTGATATAATATAGTAAGAGAAATCAACTTTAGGAGAATTTTATGACTAGCTTACTCGACATGTCTGAGGCACATCTACTCAACGTACAAAGAGAGATACAGATATTAGAACAAAGAAAAAAAGAAATGGACACTGAAATCGAAAAACTTTCAGAGTATTTACAAGGGGGAGTGGAGGCTGTTAATGGTGCTAAGTCAGAAGCGGAAGCGGTACTAGCAGAACAAACGGCCACACCCCCCAACGTTAACAGTAACTTTAACAGTATTACAAGCTAAAAAGGAAAAGATTATGGAAAGTAATGAGTTTTACTCAACGTTAGCCTCTCTACCCTCTACTTATCGTTTTGACGTAGAAGGCAAGGCTATTAAAGGCCGACTTACCCGTGGTGCTGCTCGTGGAGCAACATTGAACCCAGTGACTGCGGTAGCGTACCGAACAACTGGACAGGTGTACGGTACGAACAAACGAGAAACACTTAAAGCGGGAACAGCCGTGGGTCTTACTCGTGAGTTTGCAACTCATGTCTATAACGCAACTACGGGCGTTTCAAATCGTGGTAATAGTCAAGTAGTTCGTGGAAAGATTAGATCAGCATTGGAGATTTAAGATGGATAGTAATTGTTGGAACGGGGTCGGAAGACTTACCAAAGACGCAGAGTTCACTACAACTAAAAAGGGAACTCCTATGTCTAAGTTCAGAATGGCGATAAATGATCGCCGTAATGATAAAACGCTTTTTATTAATGTTTTATGCTTTGGTAAAATGGCAGAGAACCTTAACCCAAGACTCGTTAGGGGTCGTCCTGTTAGTATTCAGGGAAAACTGAATATTGATGATTACGAGGACGAAAATCAAAACAAGAGAAGCTCCGTCTGCATTATGGCAGATGAAATCTCTCTTGGTAAAGACCCGAATGGGACTCCCGTAGAAGGGTTAGAAGAGTTAGAAGAAGTAGTATAGATAGTTTCGCTACCTATTTCTAGATAGCCTCGCTAAGAATCAATCTTGGCGGGGCTTTTTTTTCAGAAATTTCCTCAAGTGGGGTTGACAAGTGGGACGATATAGAGTATAATAAGAGCGTGGCTAAGAGATTCTTTAGCCAATAACTATTTTTAACCTAACAGGGTGTTTTATTATGGACAATTACGAGATGAGCGATTTACTAGCAACATTAATTTGCTGGGCTTTTTTCTTTATACTAATTGGTGGAGGTGTGTTCGGATTCCTAACCAGTGCAGAACCCTTGAAGATGCCCGGCATGTTACAAGACTTAAAAGACGACAAGATACCACTTGGATATATAGACGACGTGGCTCCGCCACCGTTGCCCCAAGTTAATGAGGACGAGTTATATCAGTTAAAAAAACAGGTTGAAATACTAAAACTAAAGAAGCAATTAGCAGAGTTGAGAGATGAATGCTCATCGCCAGAAACTGGGACTGCGAAAAGGCTAATGCAAGATTGCATAAAAGCATTGGTCTCTCTGGGTGAAAAGAAGGCATCAGCAACAAGTAAAGCAAAACATATCTTTAATCAGTATCCAGACTTAAAAACAGTGGATGAATTTATAAATAAGGCATTTCAATCATGAAAATAAACTTAATGACACCAATTAACCAGCTTGGCTACGGAGTTGCTGGACTGAACATTTTGAAGGCTCTACAGGCTGAGACAAACGTTGCCCTGCACATGATAGGTCAACCCCAAGTAACAAGTCAGCAAGACGCTGACGCTGTTACAAGAGGACTAGAGGCGGCTAAAACGTTTGACCCTGAAGCTCCGTGTGTTAAGATATGGCATCAGAACCAGATGGCAGAGTTCGTTGGTAAGGGCGAGCATATTGGCTTCCCTATCTTTGAATTGGATACGCTTACTGACATAGAAAAGCACCATCTACAGTCTTGCGATAGGCTGTTTGTTTGCTCGCAGTGGGCTAAGAGCGTTATCCACGACGCATACGATTGGAGTGCCTCTCGTCAAGAGGTCAACGTGGTTCCTCTTGGTGTAGATTCAGATGTCTTTAAGTCAGCAACTCCTAGAAATACAGATAAAACAATCTTTTTTAACTGTGGAAAGTGGGAAATCCGTAAAGGTCATGACATATTAATAGAAGCCTTTAAAAGGACTGAGATGCATGACCCAAACGTGGAGCTATGGATGATGTGTACAAACCCCTTTAATTCACCTGAAGAAGAGAATAAATGGAAGATGTTATACAACCACCCAAAGGTGAAGATTATTCCAAGGGCTGAGACACAGAAAGAAGTGTATAATATAATGGCTCAGGTTGACTGCGGAGTGTTCCCATCCAGAGGTGAGGGGTGGAATCTAGAGCTACTAGAAATGATGGCTGCTGGCAAACATGTAATAGCAACAGATTATTCTGCTCATACTGAATTTTGTACTAAAGAAAACTGTGGACTCGTGTCGATAAATAATAAAGAACCAGCACATGACGGAAAATGGTTCTTTGGTCAGGGTAATTGGGCAAAAATATCAGAACGAGAGATTTCTGATCTAGCGATTGAGATGCAATCTTTTATAGTTGAAAGAAAAGGAACGACCAATACGGCTGGCGTTCAAACCGCACGCCAATTCAGTTGGCAGAACTCAGCGAAAGAAATAATTAAACATGTTAAATAAAATAAAAAGGTTTCTAACTAGGAAAGACCCCAGTCAGGAAAACCCCGAAGAAGAAGAAGATGGAATACTAGGGTCTATAACCTATTATTTCAAGGAGTCAGACGACAACATCTACATGGATATCCATCTAAGTGACTATAAAAAGGAGACTATATCTAAATTTGCTAAGGTAATCTCTGGGCTATCATCATTAAAGTTTCAGTTAGAAACACTAAATATGATCAGAGACTGCTTCGACGAGGGTGAGGACGAAGATGTCTTCACTCAGATAGTAACCCAAATGATAAAATGTACAGAAGAGGAAACAAGCGTTCTAGAAAAAATAAATAGGAAAGTGCAGGAACAACCTTGGATTAAACCTTCAGACATGATTAACTAAACGGAGCAACAAAATGAAGAAAACTCTTATAATAGGGTGGCAAAAGTATGAGGATGTACTAGAGTCCCAAATAAATTCACCCGTTATCGACCAGCTCTATCAGTCAATGGTAAAAAGATCTAGTGAATATACTGATTTAGACGGTCTTAGCGATGAAGAATTGGAACAGATAGAAGAAATGTTGAGTTCACAATTGGATGACAATCAGGATAACCCTATGGGTAACGTCCAACAAGAAGAGCCAATGATGCTGAACATTGATGAACATCTAGCAGGAGAAATATCTCTAGCAACAAACTTTAATTGCTGGGTAGGGTATACTAACTTTAACCTTACTGAACACATAAAGAACGAACTAGATAGCGTCGAGGGCATTGAGCTTTTGAAAATATTTAGTAGGTATAGATTCCTCGTAGGAGTCGGAAAAATGTTTGACTTCACTGAAGTCAGAAAAGAGATTGAGAAAATAATCCCACAGGAAAATTAAACAGGAGTTTAAAATTGAATATTGAATTATCACAAATAATGAAAGAAGTTGAGAACAAGGATTCTACTAAGGGGCTTACAAAAGGAGATTTAGAAAGGATAGCGAGCAGGGCTTCGTATAGCTTCCTTGGCGTTCTCTCTGAGAGCGAGATAGAGTCCTGTATACTGGGTGCTTTTTGGAAAGCTGCTGAGAAGTTCAACGGCTCAAAAAACTGCAAATTTACCACATATTTTTACAAAGGAGTGGTAATGGAGTGTCTTACCCAGAAGAAATTTAATCGCAATAAACCAGCCAGCAAAATCTACGAGAACATCCTGTCGTCTAACAACAAGGATATTGAGTCAATAGATATGCTTGATGAGATCAATACCTACTGTGACGACCCAGAGTTGATGTATAATAGATTCTACAAAAACATGTCAGTTAGGGAAATAGCACTAACTAAAGGGGTGTGTAGTGAAACTATTCGTATAAAAATAAAGAAAAACTTAACCAAATTGCGAACAAAGATGAGTAAATTTAGTGTATAATACAAAGGATAATAAGGATCGTAAAAGGAGCCGGAACATAACCTTTTTTAAATTTCCTATTTAAGGAGAAATGTTATGCCCGTTATAGGTACAACAGATGCAACTGGTGGTGGCTGGGTCACCGCTAGTGGTAACAACAATGGTGGTGTCGCAAGAGGCATCAGTCACGATCACGTTCAAGATGCAGGCTCACGAGTTTTCTCGTCGGGAATGCCTCTCAACAACGACCCCGATGGTATTGTAGGCCCGATTGGTTCTAAAATCGTTTCAAACGATGGAACTGGTGCCTCCACTACTGATCGACACGGAGTTGATAAGGCCGTATCCGGCGGAACCTTGGCGTTTACGCCAGCTACTACTGGTACGAGATCAGAAGAGTTTATCATGATGGGTGTGTCTACAATGGTTGGTGGAGTTGCAAATAGTCAACTCACATCTAGTAGAACACATAATGATGGACTTATCAAACAGGGTGTAAGCGATCAGATTATTGCCTCTCAGTCAGGTACTTTCTCGCATCCTTCCGCTACGTTTGATATGATGGCTATTCCTAGCACTCAGATCACTCCGGGTTTTGCAAATGCTGACATTGACGTAACAGATAGTGCTGCTGTCACAATGACATTTGTCAACCCTGCTGATGGAACAGTTGCTGTTGCGAGTGAAATCCACCCAAGTAGATCAGTTCCCGGCGAGCTAACGTACCACTTTGGTTCAGCTAGTGGCCCGACTACTGACGAATATAAAGCGAAAGATGCATTTGAAGCTGCTGACGACACTTCATCCTAATCCTTTTCTTTACAGTCGTAACTCCCCTTACGCCTTGTGCGTGGGGGAGTCTTTTTTTTTATTGGGGTGTCGTAATGTTAGATGCAGAGTCATTAGCAATCATGGGAAGCGTGGCGGGAATTATCTCGTCTTGCGGCATTTTCATGTGGAAAAAGCTCGTGAATCCCGCGATTAAGTTCCTAAAAGATCAAGAAGAAATAAAACAATCAATCAAGACTATTAAGAGTGAGGTTATAACTAACGGCGGATCATCTATAAAGGATGCCATAAACTGTCTAACGGTCACCTGCGAAAGTATAGAGAAATCCCAAAAGGTTCTAGACCAAAGATCTAAGGCCTCCTTGCACTATCATGACAGGGCTTTGTTTGAAGTAGACAAGTTCGGGAGAATGTCTTGGTTCAACGAGAAGTTTGAACTATTATCAGAATTAAATGGCGACAGCAATGAAGGTTTCGATTGGGTAAACATCGTCAATGAGAGCGAACGAGAAGACTTTGTTAAGGAGACGACTTCTTGTATTGAAATGTGTAGAAAAATAGACATTGTGACAAACTCTGTTAACAATGAAAAAGTACATTTCTTAGGTTATCCGTACAGGATCACAGAGAAAGAACATGAAGGATTCTTAATTCATCTTTATAAGGAGAACGACTAAATGAGTTCTAAAAAATTCACTTTAAATTTGGCAGATTTTGCTAAAATCGGCAGAAACGCTATCTTTGTTGGTAGTGCGGCAGCATTAACTTATATAGCACAAAACGTCGGAGAGATCGACATGGGTACGATGGGTGCTCTATTTGTACCAATTATTGCTGCTGGTTTGGACACAGCTATCAAATGGCTTAAAAGCAACGAAAAAAACGGAGAATAAAATGGACACGTTTAACAGTCTCAAAAGACTTGTTAAATGCTTACA